CATGAGACTTTTTAGGATGCTTAGGAGTTCTCTTAGGTTTATTGTAACCAGATACTCCTGCTCTCGTAAGTCTTGAATCTTTTTTAGTAGGCACTTTTATCCCCGTTAATCATTATTTTTCTTTACCGAATACTGAGCCGGTAAGTAATGCTCCGAAAGCTAGATGGAATAAGCCACCTCCCATAAGAGTAAAGGGGTTATGCTGTCCTGTCATCTTCTTCATTAACTCTAGCTGTACTAGTGGGTCTTGAATTGTTGTTATGTACGAAACGAAAGTAGAAAGGTCTGGTCTATTTAGTCCGAACCATACTGGTACAACTACGAAATCATATATACAGATTACCAGATATACTATGAGTGCAGTCCATCTCCATGCCATTCATGTCTATCCTATAGATTTTAATACCTACAATACAAATTGACGAAGATAGTCATGAAAAGTAGGAACATAAGAACTACCATTCATTTTACTTATATATCCGAAATCGTCTTGAGGCTTAACAGCTTCCTTCTTACATTCACACTGTTCAGGAGTGCAGTTCTCACAATTACACTCGTCAGGACAGTTATCACATTCACAATTATTACATGTCATGTTCGTACCTTTCGTACTCCACCGCCTTTAGCGTATTTCTTAATATAGCCGCCATGTGCGTTACTATATGGCTGTCCATATTGGCCACCCCCTTGTTCCCTCATTTCCTTATCTTGTTTTCCTGTTCTTGGGACTTTTGCAGTCCTTGCTTTCTTTGACCAACTATCTGGTTTCTTTTTCTCTGGACCAGAAACTAACTTTACTAATTCTTCGAGAGTTTTAATACCATGCTTAACCATATACGCTTCTGTTGCTTCTTGTGTCCACCCTCCTTTTTTAGGAGTTTTTAGCATGTCCTTTATATCCGTCATGCTCGTACCTTTCGTACTCCACCGCCTTTAGCATATTTTTTAACATAGCCGCCTGATTTTCGACCCAGTTCTTTATCTGGTCTTGTACTCATCTTTGATTTATATGAAGGATCATCCATACGTTCTTTTTTTCTTATATCATCAAGTATATTTTTGGAAATATAGTGTTCCATATATTTTCCTAGTGGAGAACTAGGTTTCATTGACCAATCATCTTGTTCTGTAGCTTCTTTCAGCGCAGTTTTATGAACTTGTTTTTTTTGTATAGCAGCTTCAATATTTGCCGTATGTCTAGCATCTGAAAGACGTTTCTCTTTATCTTCTTTTTTCTTTTTAGCAGAAGCCCTGTCTTTAAGTTTTTTATCGTATTCTTTTCTTACAGTTCCTTTTTTAAGACGTTCTTGAAAACCTGTACTTCTCTTCTTTTTATCTGCCATTTTATTTCCCCCAAAGTTTCTTTAAATAGTTTTGAACAAGTGTATTATTCAAGAGTAACTCATTGTATACTTCTGCTGTAGCATCATCTTCTTTCATCAGTCTTGTAAGTGTCATTGCTGATTCCTGTAGATGCTTTAATATAAAGAATTGCTCATACGATACATTTGATGAAAACCACCCTATAATATTTTCTCTTACGCCCTTAGTAACCTTGCCTACCTTATGCGGGAAGATAATTGGAAATACAGCCGCTTGTCCCGCTTGTAACTGAGTACCAACTTCTCCTGCTTCTGTCTTTATGATAAACTCTCCACCTTCATAATCATCATTCAAGTTAATTGAGAACCCGTAGTCATAGAAAACATTATTAGACTTTGGTGATGCTTTGAATGAGTCTATATGATAATCGTAAAAGTCTCCTACAGTATACCTGTTATAAAAATTAACTGACACTCTATTAGGACAGTAGACTGAATCTATATATGAGTTATTATACAGAAGATCGATTAGGTATTTTCTAACTCTTTCAGGAACGATAGTTTCTTTATTCTGTTTGATATCATAGAGCTTACTAATAGCTTGTGTTTTCTTTCCATCTGCGAATTTCTTATTCGTAAGTTGGTTTCGTAAAAAGGTTGTATCTTCTTCGTCTAGTAGCTTTAAAAACATTTGTTACCTCATAATTTGAACACAGCAAAGAGGGTAGCGTAGGGTTTTTGAAAGGAACCCTACAAAACCTTTACTCAAGCGTTACGTACCCGTCGTCACCGTAGCGGATTCAACAGGGTTCTTAGATACATCAACCAGTACGACATGCGCTCGAAAACGCCATGCAGCCGAATGGCTTGATCCACCATCAATAACAAGAAGATCAATCGTATCAGCAGCAGTAAGCAATACTGCATTAGAGGCAGTTGCCCCAGACGCTGCACTTAGAAATGGTGTAATAATAGCCGTAGAGGCTGCACCATCAACAAGACAATCAACATCTCCACCAGTAAAGCCCACATCGAACGTGATCTGACCATTACCAGATGCTTCAAGAGTTTCGATACACCCGCCGATAATCATAGTATCAGCAGGAACATCCATAAGTTGTACGATATCACCTTGAGACAAATCAGTATTATCTACTGCGTCATAAACAGGTGAAGTCATAACATAGGCGTTAGCGACACCAGAAGGGTGACCAGCAGTACCGCCGCCTGAATGCGTAGCATTAAAAGTAGCCATAGTTTAGTCCTCCCTTACGTGTTCAAATCAACGACGCCCTGAAGGACGCCCTTGTAGCCACTACCGGAACCACGAAGAACCTTACGGCCAAAGACGTGGAGACCACGTACAATGTCAGCAAAGCTATCAGGGTCACGGATGACTTCGGTTTTTGCAATGTGCGAAGCGGTGCAGACTGCACTCATATGACCAGCAAGACAAGTAGTCTCGCCACTGGTCGCAGATGGGCCAAACGTAAACGCAGCAGCCGTACCGGCAGAGCCGGTCTGGATGACGTTAGTTTGGTACAACGTGAAACCATGAATCTTACGAGCAGTGACAGCACCATTCATCAAAGCTGATTGGTTCTCACCAGTAACACTAGCGTCCATCAACTTAGCATCGGCCTGTTTCAAAATCTCGTAGAATCCAGAGTTAGCGACAAACCACCGATTCTCCTGCGGTACATCGTTCGCATCAAGCTGTTGAGCCATACGAGCGAGATAGTTGGCGCATTCATTACCTGTATTACAGGAAATAGCAGCACCAGCCGCACCAGTATCAGTGGTCGCAGTGCCTTGAACAGCACTGTCGTTAATCTCTTTTAGAATGTTATAATCAAAAGCCTTCTTCAACGAGTACGCACCCGAAGAAGTTGCTAGTGATTCCCAGTTAACATGGCTCTGACGTTCTTCAATATCGTCAACCTTAAAAGCAAAGTAATTGCCCTGATCAACGGTCAAGGTAATTTCAGTGTCAGTGAGGTCTTGGGTATTGACGACAGCACCACGGGTGTATGAAGATACAGAAACCGTTGGTTCCTTAATAATCTTCACTGTATCGCCAAAGTTCTCGATTTCTCCCGAATAGTCGGTATTTGTAATTGCTTCAGCAACCGACGCTCTACGGAAGAATTTAAGGACTTTCTGGCTGAATATAGACGGGTTCCATTTACCACCTGATAAATTGTCGTAACCCGCCGAAGTTCCTACAGACATGTGTCTCTCCTTTGCGGTTAAATTATTCTTCCCTCCCGTGAAGCTTTAACGATTTCGCTTTCTAATTTTTCAAATTCGTGTGGCTTCAACTTGGAGATTTCAGCGTTTGTCCAAATCCTTACATCTTCTCTGTCTGCTACCGAAATAGCTTTTTGAGTTTTAGTTACAGCAGTTGCTGCACTTTTTGAAGGTTTAGACTTCTTTCGATTGACGGTGCCAGAATCAAGTTTATACAAGTCGATTATACGAGCAGCCCATTGTGAATCAGTTCTATTTTTATAGATACCATTCGAAATAGTTTCAGGTTGTTCTTCTAACCATCCTAAAAATTCTGGATCAGTTTTTAGATCAAGAAAATCGGGATGTACAGCTAACAACTCTGCTTCAGACGTTTTATAACGAGCTTCTTCTTCTCTTTGATTTAAAGCAGAAATTCGTTTTTCTAGTTCTTCTGATTTAGCTTCTGCTTGAAGCCTAGAAACAGTTTCAACTACACCATAAACTTCAGGATACTCTTGCTTAAATTCTTCAATCTCTTCAAGAGATTTAGGCATTTCTGAGAGAACTGCACTTTGTTCAGCTAAACGAGATTTAGCTTCGATAAGTTCTCTTTCCTGTGTCCATTCGTTTTTTTGACGATCATGATAACTTTTTAGATCGGCATAACGCTTTTTCCAGTTATGGTCTTGTTCCTTAGAAAGCATTCCTTCTTGTTTCTGAGTATTTTCAATTTCTGAAAGGTCAGAAAGGTCTGGTTCAGCTTCCTCATCAGCGTCTAAAAGACTTCTTCGATATTCTCCACTATACGGGGTAGGCTCAAATTCTTCTTCAACTTTTTCTTCATCAATCATAATACCTCACTTGGGGCCAAAGCGATAACTTTGGGTAGCCACTTTTGGTTCACTAGCAGGGGCCAATTGGGTATCCTGCTCCTTTTAAATCACAGTCCGAAGACTATGATAAAAACTTTACATAAGCTGATTCATCTGATCAGCTAACGCTCCACCTTGAGCTAAATTTATCTCACCGGGAACACCTCTAGACGGAACTTCTGAGGGTTCAACCGGAACATCTTCCTGTTGAGCTTCTTGTGGTGGAGCTTCTTCTTTATTCTTTTCTCTGTAGTCTAATCCGCGCTTATTCATCTTCTCTAAGTTCTCTAAACCAATAATAGGAACAAGAATAGCAGGAACTACAAATTCACCATTGGATATCTTTATCGGTACTTTCTGTGTTGGATCAACTGATTTAGGAAGAGGGATATCAGATTCGATTGCAATGTCTATAGCATCTTTTGTTAGCTGGTTTAAATCTTTTAACCCTACTAGTTCTACTGTGTCTGCATTAAGAACGTATGCACCTTCCTCCACTTCCATATTTAGATCATCTTCAACTCCTGTTACTTGATCTCCTGCCATATCATCCACTAGTCCCATTGGGCCTAATCCAGCAGTGTCCATAGTAGTATCGGCTTGTCCTTCAACCATCGCACCTTCTTGATAGCCTCTTATAAGACCTCCTGAAGCAGCGATGCCTTCAGAAGGATCACCCTCCGCATCATCATCCCCTGCTGCTGCTGCTGCTGCTTCTGCTGCTCCTGCTGCTGCTGAATCAGCTTCTTCTTGACCAACAACACCTACATCTGCCGCTGCTTGCGCTGCTTGTGCTTCTTCTTCTGCAACTTGTGCTGTTGCAGTATCTATTTGTCCTTGAATCTCTTCTTCACTTACATCATGCATTCCTATTAGTCCAGTGATACCTGTTTGGCTTGGATCATGACCAGTAACATCTACTGGGTCATCAACAGTACTCGCTGCGACAGACGTATCTATTTCTTCTTGTTGCTGGTGCATACCAATCATACCTTGTACAGCCCCAAAAACACCTAACTTACCTATACCACCAATAAGACCTCCTATACCTTCCATCATACTTTCAGGAGTACCTATTCCTGCATCTACACCTTCATTCTGGGCGTCATCGCCTTCGAATTCATCACCAATAGGTTGATTTATATTTCGTTTTTGTTGGCTTTCTAAGGTTTTTACTCTAGCTGTTATTCTTTCTAACTCCGTTAAGTCTTCGTCTTCTCCCGTTAAATCTTGATTAAGTGGAGGTAAAAGACCACCATTAGCCATATTTTTTCGATCATAATTTGGTTCTATTCTGGGAAGAGTATAGCCAGACGAAAGACCATGTGGTATAACTACTGGTTTACCAGTAGTTTCATCGAACATTAGAGGTGCGACAGGTTTAGACATTCTATTTTTTCTCTATTTCATAATTTTTTATTGAGCTATTAACGATCTCTGGTAACTTACTGAACGTTTCCAGTAAAGCCGCTTTCCCCTGAAGGCGGCGCAGTTCCAACTCCGATATTTCCACCACCAACGCCCGATTCGTCCATTGTATCTGCTCCGACAGGTACTCCTGCATCCCCTCCCACATTTGGGGGTTGTTGACCAGCGGGAGGAGTGCCTTCGCCGTTTTGGGGTTCATTCGTTAATCCTTTTAAAATATCTGCAAATACAGCAGCTTCATTAGCATCGTTTACTAACTGATCTGGATCAATATCTTGAGAAATAGCCAGTTCTTTAATCAAGTTTGGTATCTTAATAAACGGAGCAAGCATTGGATTAGCAATCGTTTGTAGAAGAGTTGTTAGTCTTTGTGTTCGTACTTCCTTCTGCATTACAGATGCGATGCCTTTAGGTTTAATCTCTAGATCGCCTCTAATATTTGCTTCTTCATCATTAAACTGCATGTTCCATTGAAAGAAAGATTCACCAAGAGGCTTCAGCAAAGAGTCATCTATATTCTTAATAACTGTTTTAATACTTAGTCCTGCTCCACCTAATAGCATAGATAAACCAGCAGCAGTTCTGCCCGTTCCTGATACGCCTGTTTGTCCATGTGTAATAGAGGGAATACCCGTTTGTTCATCTGCAAGCTGACGTGCAGTCTGATACATCTGTAAGTTCTCAGGTGCAGTGTTAGGAAACTTGATACCGCTAATTGCTGCACCAGACTGTCCTGTCTGCCTACGAAATATCTTGCCGGGGAATACTTCCATACTCTGACCGGGGACAAGCTGGGTTTCATCTACATCAAAAACCATATTACCAGCGAGAGCAAGATTATCAATAGCCATACGCATATGCCCATTAATGAGGAGTTGAGAATCTTGCATATTTTCTGCTACACCAATACCAAATAGCTGATAAGGATTAAGCTCGTAAGGAAATGTTTGATACGGAAGACGTGCTGGAATAAAAGGATTAAGTACACATCTAATAATCGTAGGACCACAAATCCATGCATTAATCTGTACAGAATCTAAATGCCCTACTTCTTCAGGAACATTCATCCCTACTTCTCTAGCAAAAGAAGCATCGACCATTCCCCAATATTCTAGTACTTCATATCTCTTTTCTGCATAAGGAGATTCATCATCTTCAGTACGAATAATGGATTCAAAATATCTTTCTTCATAATTTGGACCTTCATCCAAACAATCATTAATACTGTCTTCATCAAAGAAAGGACGGTTTATTAAATTTCTTAGTTGCTGTCTATTAAAACGATGTCGTTGAATAATATATTCTGAATCTTCAATAGAAGTAGCAGAAGGATCAGGATAAAAGTCCCAGCAAGAAACTGCTTCGATACGAGGAACAATTCGTTCTGTTGGGATAAATTGTTTCTTTCCTTGTTCTATCTTCCAATTAGGTACTGTCTTATTGTAGTTGAACGGTCCTTTGACAACTCCTGTACCTAATAGACAACATTCAAAGATAGAATGCCTTAGTACGTTCATAGCATTTGTATCAGTAAGCTGATCATGGATTGTTTTCTCCATGTTTCTCGCTGCTTCTAATGCTAAATCAATCTGTGGAGTGCCTAAGATAGACTCTCCTTCTACTAATGAAGACTTACCATACTTATCTTTTAATCCTGCTAAGAAATCTTTATCAGATTGATTAGTTTGATTAAGTTGACCTAATGGTGTATTAAGCATTTCATCAGGCATATCTTGTAAGAAAGCATTTTCTTCTTCAGTAGGGACATGTCCAAATTCAGCAATTCCTACTGGAACATCTGTTGGTAAAACTGTCAAAGGAAACTTATTATTAGCAAATAGAATATCAGAAATTTGACCAAAAGCAGCAAGAACCTTAACTTTAGTGATCTTCAAAAAGACTTTGGACTTTTCCGAAGAACTGTACATAGTCGAACTGTCTGAAATACCACGATAGTTTTTGTAAGCAAGTAACCAACGCTGTTCATCAGAAAGGCGTCCATTCTCTGCATCACCAAACTTGCTTTTAATAAGACCTGCTAAACCGGGAAGCTCATCAGCATCCAGTTCTATAATTTCAGGTTCATTTTCTTCAAAGTCGTTAATTGACATTCTTCTCTTTCAGTACAAAAGCTACAACTGCACATCCTGCTGCACCTGTAAGCCAAAAAAGCGGGTAAGTTTGAAAGAGCATTGCTCCTACTACTAGGATAAGAGCAATAGCCCCCCAAGAAGACGGCTCCTTAACCCTTCGTTCGAACCATTTAGTTCCACCATACTCTTTCATTAAGAACTGTTTTAAGTACTCTGGCATTAACGATTACCAGAAGTATCATATAGAGAATGATCCTCTGCCATTTTAAAAATAGCCGCTTCATCGTTCTTCATGCTGTGTTTGGAAGTTTTAGTAAACTGGCTAAAATCTACTTTTGTAGAACCAAGCAAGTCACCTTCCTTCTTCTCACGGTACAAGCTGGATGCATCTACATCACTCATTTCGCCTGTCTTTATTCCCTGCGTTTTCATTTCTTTTGATACACCTTCAAAGTCGGCTTTGCCGGGGTAACGATAATTACTTGGCATAATATTTCTCCTTATGCTCTGGTTGGTTTACGAAGAGAAGCCATACCGCCCCTATTCATTGCGTATTTCTTAGCGGTGGGTCGTTTAGCAGTAACTTTACCGCCTCTCTTTTTTCCGTAAAATTCTAACATTTCGTCCTTTAGTTCTTCCTCTATTTTTTTATCTGCGGCCATATCTCTTTCAATAGTTGCTTTATCTCTATTAAGACCTAAAAATTTTTCCATAAAGTTAGTTACAGGACCAAGAGATTTTCTTTCAGCAGCAGACATTTTATCTAATGCACTACGTAATTTTGTTGCTTTATCTTTATCTCGTTTAAGAGCAGCATCTTTATCTCTTTTAGGTTTAGCTCTAGGCACAGGAAGTGTAGGAGGTACAGAAGGTCCAGCGCCCTGTCCTTCAACAGGTTCTCCAACTTTCTTTTTAGCAGCCCCTTGTCTTACAACAGGTTCTCCAATTGTAGGCTGTTTTGCTTCTGGAATAGGTCGTCCTCTTCCTCCATGAGTTCGTCGTGGTCCTTGTTTGTTAGTAGTAGGTGCATCTTCTTTATTAGCATTTAACTCTGCTGCTACAAGTCCAGCAGTTAATGCGGCAACAGTAGAACCTGCTGCAACCTTAGACCCTGTAGCAGATTTAGCAGCAGCAGCCGCTTTCTTATCAGCAGCAGTCTTAGCAGCAGCAGCTTTCTTAGGAGCTTTCTTAGCAGCAACAGCTTTCTGTTGGCTTGCTCTCGCTGCTCGTCTAGCCTGATCGTCTAATATTCTTCCTTCCGGTGAAACAGGTTTCTTTGGTCCAAAACCTCCCGTTTTTACAATCTTAGGCTTAGCAGAAGTCTTAGGATCAGCTTTCTTAGCAGCTTTCTTAGCAGCCGCTTTCTTAGCAGCTGCTGCTCTAGCAGCTCCTTCGTTCTGTTGTCTAGTCTGCTCGGCGGCTCTCTTAGCTGCGGCCTTATCGCCAGCAACTTTTTTAGCTCTAGCAGCTTTTTCAGAGGCAGCTTTCTCAGCTTTATCTTTAGCCGCTTTCCTAGCTGCTGTGTTAGCTCTCTTTATCGCAGCTTGGCTTAATGCTTTTTCACCACCTTTGGCAAACAACTTTGCTGCTGCTGGAGTGAGAAGTTTAGCTGCGCCTGTAATTAATCCAATCATTTGTCCTGCTCCTATTGCATAGCTTGCTATTTCTAAGCCTAATCCTGTTAGATCAGCGGCTCTTTGTTTCTCTTTTTGGGTTACTCGTTTGTGTCGTTCGTTAGGTCCAACTACGGAACCGGGGATACGCTGTAAACGTCCCTCATGTTCTACAGTTTCTTCTTGTCTTCCAAAAAGCCTACCAGCTTCTCTTCGTCGTCCAGAAGTAGAAGGTCTTACTTTTTTATGATCATATGGGCCTTCTTCTGCCCTTTTAACGGCTCTTTTAGCAGCGTATAACTTTTTCAGAAGGGCCGGTTCTTGTGCTGTATTCTTTCCTTTTTGATATGCTTGATAAGCATCATCAAAAGAAATAGTAAGTTTGATAGGTACTTTACGTTTTTTTGTAGCCATGCTTAATATCCAAATACTTTATCATGTATCATAGGTTTGTTTAAATGTGTCATTCCAAAAGATGTTGAAGGAGGTCTGGTGCTTTGTTGGCTCATAAACATGTATCGTAATGCATCATAAGCATGATCATCAGCACGGGTATCAACATCTTCACTATTTGTCTTGCTCATTGGTAGAGAAGGTAAAGTACGAATAAGATTAGTACAGGTATTAAATATCTTTAATCGGGGATGACTGTACGCATCCATTAGTAGCCGCCTATGCACTTCTTGTTTACCTTGCATTCTATCTGAATTAGAAGGAATCCAGCGAAGTCCTCGTTCAATCATTGTCTGAGCAATGCTTTTCCCTAATCCGGTCTTATTCCAACACGACTTATCTAGAATAGATGCGTACATATTGGGATCAAAAGCCTCTAGCTCTAAAATTACTCCTGCTAACTCTTCTGCTGTTAGTCTTGTTTGGTATAGCTCTCTATATATCCAGATACACCCATCCCAATCTATAGCTCCCCACAGTACGCAAGAAGGTGAACTAAAACCATAATCACAAGCACGTATTCTAATCCAGTTATAAGGAAGTTCCTCCGGTTCAACTACATGCACTAACGTATTAAACTCGCTAAATGCTGCTCCTTCAGAAACATTCCAATCTCCTTCCAGAAGTCTCTTTCTTTGTACTTCTGGCAGAGACATCAGCATCGTCTCGTACTCACCATCCTGCATAAGATAAGGATTATCAGTCAATCTTGCAGGGATAAACTTACGTCTAAATAAAGGTTCTCCTGCTCTTTCATGCGTAACACTAAAAACAAGAGTTTTACCACTATCTGTATCGGTAGCAAAGAACGGTTCATCTGGTGGAGCAGGATCGATAAACATTTTTTTAATCCACCAACCACCAGCACCACCGGGGTTAGCTGTTGCTCTCATGTACGTTTGAATATCTGGATCGGTAGTACGTAGACGAGAACGGAGATAGTTCCATACAAAGGGTGAAGGATAATGCCCTAACTCATCTATACCAATCCATGAAAACGCCATTCCTTGATAGCGATACACATCATCATCTTGGTCTACATAACTAAATAGTGCGGTAGCTCCTGATGGAAAAACCCAAGTTTTAGTAGATTCTTTAAACTTAGCACCGGGAAATGCACGAGGGTAAATTTGTTTGCTTTTATCTATAAGTTCTGTTAGTTCTGCTAATGTTCTACGTAGTAGCAAAGCACGATGATTACCATTACCTGCATAACGTAGTAAATCCATTAACATAGCAAACGATTTACCACCACCAGCAGCACCACCATACAATACTTCTTTTTCAGGTGCGGCTAGAAAAGTGTACTGAGGCCCTTCATTTGGCTCAAAGATAATATCAGCTTTTGATGATGCTTTTATCTTCTTCTCAATAACGCCTTTAGACTTCTTCTTACTATTATCGTTCTTTAACTCTAAGGATTTAAGTTCTTTCTTACGTTTAGCAATCTTTTTTCTAAATTTTATTTTTGCTTTTTGTTTTGAGCTATACTGATAGCGTCTTTTAGGTTTTTCTTGTTCATCATCCATCTAAAACCATCGCTCTTTCCTTACCTTTCGGTGGGAGTAGTACAACACCATGAACAACTTCTGCTCTAATATCAAGCTCTTGACGTTTGCCAATACCTACTCTATCTAGAATATCATTAGCTGCTTTCATTCGTATTTCTACCTGACTATTAGGAATAGTTCCATCAGCATCTAGAGCTTCTGCTAGTCTGTTAATTGATTTTACAGTAGAACCAGCAAGTTGATTTCTAGCTCTTTCAATAATCTCATGCTTTACAGAGTGCATAAGGTTACTTCTGGAACCTACATGGTATCCAGCAGAATCCATCGCTTGAATAACGTTACCACCATTATCAAACAGAGAATCTAAGAAGACACTCTGTTTCTTGGTAAGTTCTCTATTTCTTTTAGCTGGCAACATTAGACTTTTCTACTTCTATTACGGCTTTTAGACATAACTCTTAGGTTATTTCTATTTGTATTCTTTGTATTATGATCTACATGATGTACATCTTTTCCATCACCCTTAGATACTGCTCCTGCCTTTACCATATCCGCTCTAGCCTTATTTCTATCCTGACGGCGTTGTACTTGCTTACCTTTAGAATGGTAATTAGCATACTCTTTTATATAATTTCTAGCCATAATGTTCCTTTAATCTGATAAAAGGATAAACCATGGAAAGTGACTTACGAGTTGCACTTTTTAAGTCCTTTTATCGCCCCTATTAGAACAAGTCTAATAGAAGAAGTATAGCAGTAAGGAATAAGCCCTCTTCCAGTAAAAAGTGAAGTGAGAAGGTTTGACTTTTTTACTGCTCTACCTACTATTATACACCTTCTGACAGATTTGTCAAGTAAAAAATTAAAAAAAGTTATAAGTAGTTGATAATAAAGGAAACTATTTTTACCTAAAATACCCTGTTTTACCTAAAACTAAAAAAAGCTTACATGCCTATGTTAAACTACTGATACTAAAGGGGTATTTTGAGGCATGTAAGTTATTTTATAAAAGTAGAATAAAGGCTATTTTTCTAAAAAATAAAAATTAATGAAATCAATACGTTATCATAAGATAAAAAATAAAGCTTGACAAATTCGTCAGAAGGTGTATAATATATACTTATGAACCCCACCCCCCATATTAATACTTATGATACTTTCTCCTACTTCTTCTAATCTTATGACTACTTATGGACTAGAATAGATTCATAAGGCATTGATTTTGTTACTAGAAATATTCTTATGCTTAGAATAGAGTCTTTTGCTAAGTCATTGAATATGTTGTACTTTTACAATTCCTTTAAAATTAGAAAAAATTGCTCAGTAGTTCATATATTACACACCCCGCCCCCACTGGCCCTTGCCTTCCCCCCCTATCCCCACAATTTATTTATTTTTCTTTACAGTTGCGAATGATAATCATTCTCATGTGGATATCTTATGGAGACGGCGCCATAATTTATTGCTTCATGCCTCTATGGTTTCCCTATGGTTTATATAGTGGGGCGCCTAATTTTCATAACAGACCAGACCCCTGTCCATTCGAATATTGTTTGCTATCAATGCCATGCATCCAATTGGCGATAGGATAGGCGCGTCAAAATTAATTACATATCAATGCATTTAATCCATTGCCAACCTTTTGATTGTGTGTTATTTATAGTCCATCTTAAATCAAATATGGGAATAACCAATGTCAGATAAAGCAATTCAAATCAATGCGGATATGTTCATTAGTGCTATGCGGAAACATGGAACCGATTGGAGCAAGCCATGGGTCCAAACGTCTATAGACTTAGGCGAACATGTGAACATTTCAACTGGCCATAAGTTTAGCGGATTTAATCCATTTATCCTATCAATGGCGGCAATGTCGCATGACTGGAATAGTGCCCATTGGTTAACGTATAATCAGTGCAAGCAATCCAATGGCAAATATCGCGTGCGACGTGACGAATTGAAAACCAGAACATGGTTGCTCCGCCCATTAATCGTAAACAAAAATGAAGACGGCGAAAAGTCTACATTTATAGCGGGCTGGCGCGCTTATGCTGTTTATAATGGCGCGCAACTTGAAACGCCATTACTGGCCAAGAAAAACGATACGCCATTGCCTAATGGTGTGGAACGTAATGGTAAGGCGGAAAGTGTTGTCAATAACACTGGTATCAATGTTATATATGGTGGTGATCGTGCATACTACAGTCCCGCCGTGCATGATGTGCATATGCCAGAGCGCGAACAATTCAAAACAACAAACGGTTTTTATAGTACTCTATTCCATGAATTGGGTCATGCTACTGGCCATAAATCTTTACTAGATCGAAAGTTTGGTGTAGATCGCAAAGGTTATGCATTTGAGGAGTTGGTGGCGGAATGTAGCAGCGCCATGAGCATGATTAAACTTGGCATGATAAATGAACCCCGCGAAGATCATGCAAAATATCTCAATAATTGGATTGAAATGTTGCAAGATAATCCCAATGCATTGCAACAAGCGTTTTCAAAAGCTGAGCGTGCGACCGCATGGGTAATGAATGAAAAGAGGTAACGATAGAAAGCAAGCGGGGCAATAATGTCGCGCTTGCTAACTATCATATGGGAATTAAAACAATGGCAAAATATAATAGCCTATCAAATAGCGAACTATGGGAATTGTCAAATAGAGGTAGTTTAGAGGATGCATATGATGTATATTTGCATTGTGCAAGCGACGGTAAAGGTAATGATGTTAATACCGGACAGCCGTTGTTATCGTTTGATGAATGGATGAATAACTAATAAGGATTACGATTATGGCAAATGCTTCTAAAAAGTTACGTGAAATATTCAATTCTGATAACTTGATCATTGCATGTCGCAAAGCGGCACGACAAAAGATCATTGACGCCACTAGGGCGAATGGTAGGTTGGCATGGTCTAAATTGCCTAACATTCTGACAATAAACCCAAAAGTAATTAAGGGTGAAAAGTTTGGATATATGACAGCCATATTGCATTTTGCGCCTAGTTCATGGTCCGGCTATAACTTTTGTGCGTTTGCTAGTTTGGGATGTGGTGTTGAATGTTTAAATACTAGTGGCCATGGACAGCGCCATATGGTTAACAATGGCGCGCACCATGTTCATATTGCTAGAATTGTTAGGGCAATATTATATGTAGAATTTAGAGAGCAATTCATGATCAAGCTTGAACGTGAAATAGCGGCGCACGAAAGGCGTGCAAAGCGTTCCAATGCTATTCCATGCATTCGCTTGAACGGGACAAGCGATAGACTATGGGAAAGAGAACAGCCGCATATTTTTAATATGTTCCCTGCTATAACGTTCTATGATTATACAAAAGTTCCGAATAGGGATGTATCTCATATCCCTAACTATTCTCTGACATTCTCACGCAATGAAGTCAACGACACCATAGCATGGGAACAGCCGTTAAATGTAGCGTTCGTATTGCGTATTGGCAAAAGTGATTTATTGCCTAAGGTATACAAGGGGCGCAAAGTTATTAGTGGTGACATCCATGATTTGCGTTTCCTTGATGGTATCAACAAGGCGGTAGCACTAACGCCTAAAGGGAATGCATTCTATGATACGTCAGGCTTCGTACTAGATATCCCTGCCGCTGCATAACAATTAGAAAGGCGCGAGACATGCTTAAACAAAAGCAATTATTCAAACAATTGCGCAAACAAGGTGCAACAATAAAACAGACCAAAAAGGGGCACTATATGGTGATAATGCATACCAGAACCTACACGTTAAGCAATAGGCCAGAATACCCTAATAGCATTATAAAACACTTATATGCTATTATTGCTTAACAAAACAAAACAGACTGATAGGCTGCTAGCAATAGCGGCCTATTGGTGTTTGTATTTTGAAAAGGTCTTAGTAATGATAAGGAAAAGTAGAACAAAAAAAGAACAGAGCCCTACTATCACGCTTACTGATACGACTATGGAGGTGTTGCAAAAGTACAACATGCAGCGACTATCACACTTACTGATAACACGTTATGATGTGTTGTATTATTGTAACAGTGTAAAAAAGTTTTTCCTTACCCCTTGACAACTTATGAAAACACCCTATATAAGGTATACTATACGAATGTATATTAATAACTACATCATCTACTTCTTTATCCACTATATGAAATGTTTGAATTAGAATAGTTAAAACAATGGTTGACTTATGGGTAATTCTGTTCTAGTATCATACCAGACAAATGGAAAGGACTAGCAAATGTCAATGATAAGATCGATGTATGCACTAATCGTTATAGCTGCACTACTAGGTGATATATACACTGCTGAAATGGCTATGAACTACGACGGCGGTCTATTTCACTTTGGTTTGTTGTTCATGTTGCCTATAGTTATTGTTGTGGCATGGTATTTTATGGTGAAAGATTATGAATAAGTACTTGACACCTCACGGGATGATTACTAAGATTCTATATCCAAATCGACCCAGCCTGTTTACCTATCTTATTAGGTGGATTGGCAAAGGAGATAAAGAAGGCGATCTCACTGTTGAATATGTGAGAGCATATACAGCTAAAGAGGCTATGGCTATTGCTAGCTGTGAATATGGTGTAGCTGAAAAGGAGATTATAGAAGTTAGAATAGAAGTCATCAATAATGCTTTATGGGGTTGACATCTAACACGACAGTGCTTATGTTAGAAACATTCAACAAACTTCAGGAGAAGAAAGATGCCTAGATATATAACTCGTAAAGTCACAAAGTTCTCTTTTGTCATGCCTGTGTATGACTATGATATAACACTTCACGAGGACGGGGCACATGATGTTATGATACCCTGCGAAGATAGGCACATGGTTGGCTATAACGTGTATGGCTGGCACTATGAAAAGCAAGTATGGAAAACCATCGGCATCGGTGGTTACTATGAAGAGGCTAAAGAGATAGCTGATACCTATGACAAAAAGATGGTTGATAAGTTGGGCGTGTATTGTGATGATATGGGTGATAAAAAGAGTTATGGTTAATGCTGGACACATGAAGGAAATATACATGGAATATGTAGTAGAAGTTCAAGCTGATAACACCGGCACATGGGCTGGGAATGGTAAGAAGTTTGCCACTGAAGATGAGGCGAAGGACTATGCTCTTGATCTATATCGTAGATGGTCAGCAGTTAAAGAGTGGAGAGTAGTCTTACTTGAAAATTCTGGTTGACATTCACCAACAGATGTGCTATAAAAGGAGATCAAAATGAGTAGAGTTAAAAACTTGTTAGTAGTGCTGTTGTTTGTTACTACAGGAGCATGTGCTGGTTCAACATCAGCATCTAGTGGATCATACATAAATCTGAATGAAGTTTTAGAGGAGATGAAAATGGGTAAAGTTAAAGATTGGTTGATGTATATGGAGGAGGATGCCTCATGGATGTCCATCAATGAGTGGCTAGACAAGCATGGTAGGTCTAATCAAGAGGTCTACGAGACTATCAACGGCCCTACGCAAGATATTTTTGATGAGGAGGATTAGACGATGCCAATGGTAGACACCTTGCCTTTGCATAAGGTAAGTAAAATTGTTATTAGAAAAGCTAATCACGGGGTCACCACAACTTACAGTGGTGTAGAATTTAGAGAGATTGTTTTCTATGACACCAACGGCGAAACGTTCGAGGTAACAGCATACGGTGTTGAAAAAGATAACATAATCGTGGAGGTAGAATAATGAATACTACAGTATATCTGGACTGCAAAGATTGTGTCGAAGGTACTATCATGTGGGGAGAGAATACTAGTAGTGTGTGTCACGTCTGCTATGGCACTGGTCAGGTCGAGCATGATGAGGTGTATGATTGCATAGAAGATGCGATGATTGACTACCCTGACGCTGTTGAAATACTCTTTTATAATGAGGAAGATTATGCAGGAAAAGAGGAATAAAAAATTGTGGAAGTGGATTAATAATCCTGTTAAAAAAGGCTTGTTCTCTGGCAAGTATGGTCAGAAGATTAAACCTGTTAAAAAAGATACTGGCCCCACAGTGGAGGAGGGGATGGAAGATTATTATACTGAGGAGGATGTATGCAAGAAGTAAAAATAACAAAAAGTATGATGGAAGATGCTTCCGCAAGAGCTAAAGAGATGGGCGTTTTAAAAAACTCTATCAGCAAAGGTAGGGGTAATGTTGCGGGTATGCTAGGTGAAGAGATTGTGTTAAAAGTTTTAGGTGGAAAGTTAAAGAGTAATTATGAGTACGATATAATTCTTCCTGATGGTAGTACTACAGATGTTAAAACTAAGTTGACAACTGTGAAGCCACAACCAGAATATTCTTGTTCTGTGTCTGCATACAACATACATCAGAAGTGTGACAGTTACACATTTGTTCGTGTAAAAAAAGACTTGACAATCGGTTGGTATTTAGGTATGCTTAGTAAGCTGGACTTTTTCAATGCGGCAAGGTTTGTTGAAAAAGGTACGGTCGATCCTACTAATGACTACAAGGCTAAATCATCATGTTTCAATTGTCCAATAAGTCTACTACAATAGATATTGAGACTGATGGTCTTGATGCTACTAAGATTTGGGTTGTTGTTTGTCAAGATACTACTACTAAAAAAGTTAGAATATTTCAGGACAAAGTAAATTTAAGGAGGTATTTAGACACTTACAATACTATTATTGGACACAACGTACTATCATTCGATATCCCTGTACTAAATAAGTTATGGGATATGGATATTAGTAGAGAAAGAATAGTGGATACCCTTATACTCTCGCAACTATTTAGTCCTAATAGAGAAAAAGGCCATTCGCTAGCAGCGTGGGGTCACAGACTTGGCATGGAAAAAGGCGAGTTTAGTGACTTCACCTGCCTCTCTAAAGAGATGGTAAGCTATTGTGTTCAAGATACAGAGATAACAACAAAACTGTATAAGTATCTAATGAATGAAGAGAAGAAAGATTTTTCAGATACTAGCATCGAATTAGAACATAAGATCAGGTTTATTATCAATGAACAACAAAAGCATGGGTTCTACTTAAATGTACAAAAAGCGCACATGCTTATGACTGAAACGAACAGTAAAGCAAAAGAAATAGAAGCTGAAGTTCTATTTAATATTAAAGATAGAGCAAAGTTTATCAAGCAAGTAGTACCTAAAATAAAATTAAATGGGGAAATGTCTAGCGTAGGTCTTAAACAAATACCCAACTATGAAACTGTTGTAGGCGGTGAGTTTAGTATAGTTGAATTTCAACCATTCAATCTTGCTTCACCACAACAGATTGTCGAGAGAATGGAAGAGTACGGATGGAAGCCTGTTGAGTTTACACCTAAAGGTAATCCAAAAGTTAGTGAGCGTAATCTGGAAACTGTCTCTGCTACTGCGCCGAAAGCACTACAGCAATTATCTGAATGGAAGATGTTAGAGACACGCTGGAAAACAGTTGAAGCATGGTTAGATGCTGTTGATAATGATAATCGTGTACATGGCAAGGTACGCACGATGGGGGCAATAACAGGGCGTATGACACATTCTGAACCTAACATGGCTAATGTAGTAGCATCTTACAAGCCCTATGGTAAGGAGAGTAGAGGCTGTTGGACAGTAGAAGATACAGATAATTATTCTCTAGTTGGTGTAGATGCTAAAGGGTTAGAATTGAGGATGCTTGCCCACTATATGGATGATGAGGAGTTTACGGAAGCTGTTGTTAATGGCGATCCGCATACGCTCAATCAGAAGGCGGCGGGATTACCCACTAGAGAATCTGCTAAGACCTTTATCTATGCACTGTGTTATGGTGCTGGGTCACAAAAGATAGGTAGCATCATTAACGGCAGTTCAAGAGATGGGGAGAGATTGAAACAAAAGTTTTTCAAGAACATGCCTAAGTTAGGTGCTTTGATTAAGAAGGTACAACAGTATGCCCAACGTGGGTACATCAGAGGCATTGATGGAAGGCGCTTGTTGGTTCGTTCCCCTCATGCTAGTCTTAACACCCTACTACAAGGTGCAGGGGCAATATGCTGCAAGCAATGGAGCATTCTGTTATATGAAGAGATAGAGAAGCTAGGGTTGGATGCTCATCTCGTTAATACCATTCACGATGAGCAACAATATGAATGTCATAAAAAAGATGTTGACAAACTCTGTGAAATAGCAGATACTACAATGCAAGAAGTTGGGATTGGGTTCAATATGAATATCCTTCTCAATGCTGATGCGAAGGTAGGCACAACGTGGGCTGAAACGCATTAGAAAAAAAGTTAAATTAGGGGTTGACTTTTAGTAGAAGAGCGAGTATAGTGTGTAGAGTAAAGAGTTTAACAAAACAAAGGAGATAACAAATGGCTAGAGAAACTATGGTGTTTCAAGGTAAAGCGTACTGGGCTAAGCTGAGTACACCAGATAAGATGTCTGAAAAGTATCAGATGGATGTTTGCAATCTGTCAGAGGATACTCTCGATAATTTAAAGAAGCATGGCGTCCTTACTAAGAATAGGGATGATGAAAGAGGAGATTTTATCACTGCAAGGTCTAAGTTCGATGTTCCTGTCATAAACAATGATAAGGAAGGGATGAACGGAACCTTGATTGGCAATGGCTCTGATGTTAAAGTTAAGGTTGGCTTTAACAAAGATCATCCAATGGTATCACAGTATGGTACTAGCATGTACCTGAACAAGGTTATGGTTACCAACCTTGTAGTTTACGAGGCAGATTCTGATTTTTAATACAGAAGGAGATGAAGCACCCTTTTAACAGAGAGGGACGATAACTAACTGGGCTTAGTCTGTGAGAATCATAAGATACAATACAATGTCACGGGACTGAGGAGTATAGTGGGCGAGGGCAGCAATGCTGAGTGGGCAGCTATACATATAATTGTGGAGGGGTATGGCTCGTGAATGAGGTCGTATTCGCAATAAGGCGTCAAGGTGGTGCGACACCTAACGGAAGGTTCGATTCCTTCCCCCTTCAGTATTATCTTTACAGGAGAGAGAAATGCAAATTGAAAATTTAGTTGATGACATCTACACTGTTCTAGAAAACGAGCATAAGATATCTGAGGATAATCTTAACTCTTTTCTAGACGGTGTTAAGTCTATCATAACTACGCATGTAGAAGAGGCTAGGAGAAGTAGTAAAACTACTTTAAGAATGTCTTCCATCGGTAAGAAAGACAGACGCCTTTGGTTTGAACTAAAACATCCCAGAGAGCAAGCCCTTCCATCAGGTCCAACCCTTATGAAGTTCCTTTACGGTTCTTTGATAGAGGAGGTGCTTCTGCTTCTAGCAAAGGAAGCAGGACATGATGTAACCGATATGCAAAAGAAGGTAACTATCTCTGGTGTTGATGGGCATATGGACTGTAAAATTGACAGTGAAATTGTTGATGTCAAAACAGCCAGTGATTTTTCCTTCAAGAAATTTAAAGATGGTACTCTTTTCAAGAAGGATAGCTTTGGCTACTTAGGTCAATTGAGTGGCTATATGGAAGCGGAAGGTGCGGAAAGGGCACATTTCCTCGTTATGAATAAGGTTACAGGTGAACTTCTGCTCTTCACAGTGGATGATATGGACACTATAAACGTCGAGAAGAGAGTAGAACATCTTAGAAATATTGTTGCTTCAGATGAACGTCCACCTTTATGCTACGATCCTATTCCAGAGGGAAAGTCTGGCAATATGAAATTGTCTACAGATTGTGTGTACTGTGCATATAAATTTGATTGCTTTCCTGATGTTCGTGTGTTTAAATACAGCAACAAGCCAGTGTATCTTACAACGGTTTTAAAAGAACCTTCCGTTGAAGAGATTACACATGAATTTAAGGATAAGTAAATGAATGAAGAAGAATTTGATGAGCTTATGGAAACAGTGGATGAGTTAATGACTAGGATGAACGATCTTACTGTTGCTATTGAAAAACTTACTGCTGTTGTAGACTTTATGCCTAACAGAGGTTTTGGAGAATATAATGACATCTGATTACTCTTTAACAAAAAGCAAAGTTATCCGTCGTGAAGAATGTCCTGAATGCGGCAGTAGAGATAATGTTGCGGTGTATGGTGATGGTAGTAAGTTCTGTTATGGTGCTACTTGTACCTACCGTATTAATTCTAACAGTGGGAATGTTATTGAAATGGAAAAACCAGTCTCTCCTATTAAAACAACAGGGGTTTTAAAAGCGATAGAAGATAGAAAAATTTCCTTTGACACCTGCAAACAGTACGGTGTTACTGTCGCTGATAATCCTTCTCGACATATTTACCCTTACTACAATGAACAAGGAATGCTTATTGCAAATAAGGTTAGAAACGTTTCCACTAAATCCTTTCATTCTGAAGGAAACATTAAAGGTAGTTTGTTGTTTGGACAGAATATGTTTGGGAATGGTGGAAAGTACATCACGATTTGTGAAGGTGAGCTTGATGCGATGTCTGCTTATGAAATGATGGGAGGGAAGAATCAGAAGTGGCCTGTCGTTTCTATTAAGAATGGTGCAGCATCAGTTAAAAGAGACATTACTAACAAGCATATCTATGACTTTCTAATGTCTTTTGATAATGTTATTATTTGTTTTGACAATGATGATGCGGGTAAAGCTGCTGCTACTAGATTAGCAGAAACTCTTGCTCCTAAAGCAAAGATAATGCCACTACAATTCAAGGATGCTAATGAGTATCTATGTTTAGGAAAGAAGACGGAGTTTGTTCGAGATTGGTGGAATGCTAAACAGTACACTCCAGAGAATATTATCTCTGGTGATGAATTGTGGGACGTTGTAAACGAGAAAGCTATCGAAGCAGAAGTACATTATCCTTTTGAAGGGCTAGAGAAGCTTACCCATGGCATTAGAATGGGGGAACTTATAACCGTAACGGCTGGTTCTGGATTAGGTAAGAGCCAATTTGTTAGAGAGCTTGTGTATCACTCTTTGAAGAACACTCAACAGAATGTAGGGCTAATGTTTCTGGAGGAGAGTGTAAAGAGAAGTGGTTTAGGTATCATGTCTCTAGCAGCTAATAAACCCTTGCATATTAGTGAAGTGTTTAATAATACGACTGTAGAAGAAAGAAAAAGTGCCTTTGATGAGACACTAGGGACAGGTAGAGTATTCTTCTACGATCACTTTGGGTCTAACTCAATTGATTCTATTCTCCATTGTGTAAGGTTCTTTGCTAACGCGCTTAACTGTAAGTTTGTTGTACTAGACCATGTTAGTATTGTCATTTCAGATCAACAGCAAGGTGATGAAAGAAAAGCTATTGATGAAATTATGACTAAGCTAAGAATGCTCGTGCAAGAACTAGATATATCTCTAATACTAGTATCTCATTTGAAAAGACCTCCATCTGCTGGGCATGAGGAAGGAGCAGCAACATCTCTATCTCAATTGAGAGGCTCTAGTAGCATTGGTCAACTATCTGATATCGTGTTAGGCTTAGAAAGAAACGGTCAACACGAGGATGAAACAGAAAGGCATACAACTGTAGTAAGGGTAATTAAGAATAGGTTTAGTGGTTTAACCGGACCTGCTTGTAGGCTCTTGTACTCTGTCGAAACTGGTAGAATGACAGAGAGAGAAGAGTACGAGGAGATAGAATGATCATATTTCAATCAATCATAAAAGAGTTAGATGTTAGAACTAACAGTAGGGTACGCTACGTTCTTACTGGTAATGATAAAGAACAGGGACATCCTTTAACTGGGGAGAATGTTATTTTCATAAGAATGAAGAAAGCCGCTGGTTCTTCTGAAGCATCCTTTTGGCTCGATGATACATTTGAATCTAACATTATGAAGTTTGATGTAGATGTGAAAGCTACAAAAACTTTATCACAAAGGGGAGCAACTATCATTTATTCTCCAGCTTTGTTAGGAGAAGACCTTAGTAAGATGAAGACTTTTTGTCCTAAAACTGCGGAGTATATGGATCAGAAGTTAGGGGAGTTACTAAAAGCAACATGACAACTACCAAAGCAAGAAAAGCGAAAGGACGTGCCTTACAAAATTTAGTAGTATCTAAACTGCTAGATCATGCACCGGAGCTAGAACCTGATGATATCAAAGGGGCTATTATGGGAGAGCAAGGGATGGATGTAAAGCTATCTCCTGCTGCTTATAAGGAGTACCCATTAAAGATTGAATGTAAGAACCAAGAGAAATTTAAGGGTATCTACGATATATATTCTCAAGCAGAAGAACATAAAGGAAAAGGTGAACCTGTTGTTATTCTAAAAATGAACAGGAAAAAACCGTTAGTTATGCTAGATTTAGATTTTTTTCTTGACTTTTATAAAAGGAGATGCTAACATGGTAGACACTTGGAATGAAACTTTTGATGAGGAGGAGATTGAATGTCTACAAGAGGGTAGGCAGTATATCATTTTTAAACCTAATCCAGAAGATGAAAGTATATTCTCTGTTAAAGTAATAGATACAACTCTAGAAGAGGGAAAGCTTAGTGATACATCGGAGGAATCCTCCTCAAATATTTCGGTCTTAATAGTTAAAGGAATAATGCATATGCTGGATAATGAACTAGATTATTTGGCAGAGAGAGGATCAGAGGTTGTAAAAGAAGAATACTTATCTTTTAAAAAAGAGATGTTCAAAAATTCAAATAATGTTCTTGTGTTTGATCCTAACAAAGTAAAACATTAAAGGAGATTTACAAATGAATGCTGATGAATGGGAACAAATTACTAGCCCTGATCATTACAATAGTAACACAATGGAAACTATTGATTTGATAAGGGACAGTATGGAATCGGAAGAGTATAGAGGATACTTGAAAGGAAATATTTTTAAGTATGTTAGTAGGCATCGTTA